CATTCAACAGCATCCAGAGTTAGAAGTTCAGCTTGTAAAGAAACTAGAAGCTAGAGGATTCCAAGAATTACAATTTAGCGGCGGTAGAAGATATATCGTAAGAGCTTCTAACTCGGCCACTCGCGGAATTAGTGCGCCCGATACGATCTGGCTCGATGAGGCAAGAGAATACCAATCTGAGGACGTATGGTCCTCGCTTCGTTATACCCAGATGGCATCACAAAATCCTCAAGCTATATTACTCAGTAACGCCGGAGATCAGCACTCTGTAGTCCTTAATAAAATGAAGGAACGATCGATGGCCTCAATCCTTACCGGAGATCTATCTCTTGGCTGGTGGGAATGGTCCGCTCCACCAGAGATTAAATTCGATGGATCCGCGAAATTCTGGGAAGGCGTAGCACAAGCTAATCCATCACTCGGCTACACAATCCATCCGGACAATATCCGAGCGGTTATGAATGATCCAGAGGACATATTTAGGACCGAGGTATTGTGTCAATGGACGGCCACAATTAATCCAATTATCCAGCCTAGCGTATGGGCCTCTTGCGCTGTAGATGGATTACGACTAGATGAATCTAAAGATACTTGGTTAGCTATTGATTTATCTCCAGATCGCCGACAAGCGGCCTTAGTAGCTTCTCAGCGAGTAGATAAAGATCGATTCCAAGTACAGCTCTTACAGACTTGGAGTAATCCCGGATATCTCAGCGATAAAGTTATAGCTAATGACGTAGCCGACTGGTATAGACGCTTTCCGGTCCTCAAGATTGCCTATTCAGCTAGAACAGCTTCAGCGGTAGCCGCTCGACTAGTTCCAGCTGGCCTACCTTGTGAAGCTATCGACGGACAGCTATACGCTCAATCCTGCGACGAATTCCTATCCGCCATATCGTCTGGCCGATTAGTTCACTCTAACCAACAAGATCTTACGGATATGTGTTTATCAGCTGTTCGATTAAATTTCGGAGATGGTGGCTGGGTAATGGGCCGAAAAGTAAGCGCCGCTGTAATTACCGGTGCTGTAGCTTCTGCGATGGCTAGCCATTACGCCACTCAGCAGAACGACGGTATAGATATCATCGTCGCGTAGCACACCTACTTTACAATTACGCTCAATGGGCGCTATTAGAGATTTCTTCTTTCCTTCCGTTCAATCGTCTAGAACTTCAGACGTAGAAGCGGCACTAACACCAATCCAGACGCAGGATGCCGTCTATAACATTCTTCAAGGATCCACTAATGCTTCTCGTAAATTAGCGATGAGCGTTCCAGCTGTTGCCAGATCCAGAAATATAATCTGCGGAACTATTGGCTCACTACCTCTCGAGCAATATAACAAACTTACCGGAGCTCACGTCGAAGCACTTCGAGTCATCCATCAACCCGACCCAAGAGTTCCGGGTTCTCTTATCTACACTTGGTTAGCTGAAGATATCTGGTTCTATGGTGTCGGTTACGGACAAGTTCTAGATATGTACTCTGTAACAGATGGCGGAAAAGTAAGAGCTTGGACTCGCGTAGCTCCAGAGAGAGTTACAGTAAATACAAACGCAGATAATACAGAGATCACCGGTTATGCCGTCGATGGTAAACCAGTACCAACAGTAGGAATCGGATCTATTCTTCGATTCGATGGATACGATGAAGGATTCTTACACAGAGCTGGAAAGACTGTAAACGCGGCTGTTCACTTAGAATCTGCCGCTGTTAATTATGCTAAAGAGCCGGTCCCAAGTTTAATTCTAAAATCTACTGGTACTAATCTTCCAGCTGAACGAATTTCTTCATTACTAACAGCCTGGAGAAATGCTAGACAGACAAGATCTACAGCTTTCCTTAATGCCGATGTAGCTATCGAACAGTTCGGATTCGATCCTAAATCATTACAGCTCGTAGAGGCTCGTCAATATGTCGCGTTAGAAATTGCTAGAGCCGCTGGTATTCCAGCTTATTTCTTAAGCGCTGAAACTACTTCGATGACATATTCCAATTCAATTTCTGAACGTAGATCCTTAGTAGATTTCTCATTACGGCCAATTTTGACCGCAATCGAGAAGCGGTTATCGATGCCAGATTTCGTACCGCAAACGACAGACGTAAGATTCGATCTTGACGATTTCTTACGCGGTAATCCATTAGAACGAGCTCAGGTTTACCAGATACTAAACAGTATCGGAGCTATGAGCGTAGAGCAGATCCAAGAGGAAGAAGATCTAATTCGATGAAAGTTAATTTCCCAATCTCAATAACCGCGGCTGATTCACAAGAGCGAACAATCACAGGAAAGATCGTCACTTGGAATGAGAAAGGTAATACTTCTCTAGGTCCTACAGTATTCGCGGCTAATTCAATCGATATTAAACCAGTAAAACTTTTACTAGAGCACGATAGAACTCGTCCAATCGGTAAAATGTTGAGCCACGAAGTAACAGACTCAGGAATTACAGCTGTATTTAAGCTAGCTAAGACTTTCGCCGCAGATGACGCATTAGAAGAAGCGGCTACAGGATTACGCGATGGATTTTCTGTCGGAGCGATGATCGATGAATGGTCCAATGACTCTGGCGTTATGAAAATCCTAAAAGCTCGACTAGATGAAGTATCTCTAGTAACTGATCCGGCTATCGACTCAGCTCGAGTCTCAGAAGTAGCCGCATCCGAAAACGAAGCACCAGTAGAAGAAAATTCTGCTCCGGCAACCGCTGAAGCAGATCAACCAACCGAAGGAGAACAAGTGTCAGACACTACCGTCCAAGCTCCTGCCGTAGAAGAAACGGTAGAAGCGGCTAAGGTAGAAGCAACGGCATCTCGCCCAGCTTTTTACACAGCACCTCGAATCGAACTCTCAAAAGAGAAGTACCTCGAGGCTTCAGTTCGCGCCAAAGTTCTTGGTGACGAAGCATCAATCCAATATCTCCGCGCCGCGGCAGACACAACAGACAACGCAGGACTAGTTCCTACTCGTCAATTAACCGAAATCATCAACCCAATCTCTAACGCAGATCGTCCATCGATCGACGCGATCTCTCGCGGCGTTCTTCCAGATGCCGGTATGACTTTCGAGATCCCTAAGATCACAACAGCTCCAACAGTCGCAGAGACCGCCGAAGCTGGTACACCATCCGAGACAGATATAGCGCACAGCTTCCTATCTGTTGATGTCAAGAAGTACGCAGGTCAGCAGACCTTCTCGGTAGAAATCCTCGACAGATCTAGCCCAGCGTTCTTCGCTGAACTAGTTCGTCAGATGGAGTTCGCATACGCTAAAGCAACTAACGCGGCAGTATCCGCGGCTCTAGTAGCTGGCGCAACTGATGGCGGAAACCGCACACTTAGCGCGGCTAACCTTCAGGACTTCGTAGCTGATGCTTCAGTATCAATCTACAAAGGTACTCTCGGATTCGCTCAAAACTTGATCGTATCTCCAGAACAATGGGGCGCAATTATGGGACTAGTAGATGGATCAAACCGTCCACTATTTACCGCTATCGCACCTCAGAACGCACCGGGAACTCTAGCTCCGGGCGCAGTTCGCGGAAACGTAGCTGGCCTAGCTCTCTACGTCGATCGTTCACTCACAACCGGATCCGGACTTGGCGATGGAACTATGCTTGTAGTTAATCCAGAGGCATACACTTGGTATGAATCCTCACGCTTCCGTCTAGAAGCTAACGTAATCGCATCCGGCCAAGTAAGCGTCGCTTACTACGGTTATGGCGCAATCGCTACCAAGGTAGCCGCTGGCGCTTATAAGTGGATGGTTGCTTAATAAAATCACCAATAGTGACGGCTAGTCCGCTCCCGAGCTAGCCGCTCACCCATTAGATCGAAAGGATGGCGATATGCCTAGCATTATCTTGGCCTCAGAGTTAAGAACTACTCTTGGCGTATCGTCATCCCTGTATAGCGATGCGTACTTGAATGACTGTATAGATACAGCTGAAAATATAATCCTTCCGATGCTAGTAACTTTCAGCTCTAGCGTCGCACAAGTTAGATTAGAAAATAACGTCGCTTATTACACTACCGCCAGATCAAGAATTAAATACTTATGTATTCACAGCCTCAATTACAAATGCTGATATTGTGGAGAAAAACATTATCCCAGCCGGACTCGCTACGCTCTCTGGCGCGAGTACCTATGTGGGAAATCCCAATGTCGAGTCTGCGGTATTGGTTACCAGCGTCGAAGTATTTCAGTCCAAAACTTCCGCAGGTGGACAGATCGAAGGAGTAGATTTCAGTATTTCTCCGTTCCGTCTCGGTCGCTCACTTTTTAATAGAATCTCTGGAATTCTAGGACCTTATCTAGATACCGAATCGATGATCGGATAGCTAATGCCATCATCAATCCAGAGCGACGTAAGAGGCGCAATTAAGACAGCTCTAGCTTCTGTCAGCGCTAACGTTTACGATCACGTCCCAGAAAATATAAGCGTACCAGCGGTAGTCTGCGTCCCGGATTCTCCTTATATGGAATTAGAGACAATCGGTAGATCCTCGATTAGAGTTAAATTAAATTACACGATAACAGCTTGCGTAGCTTACTTATCAAACCCAGCATCACTCGACAATCTAGAGAAGCTGGTTATTAGTATTCTTAGCGCTCTCGGAGCGTCTAAGTACGAGTTATCGACAGTCGATAGGCCGTCTATAACTCAAGTCGGGATCAGTAACCTACTGGTATCCGATATCCGCTTGAGCGTCCGCTACGAGCAGACTAACTAGGAGAACAAATGCCAACAAATATCATTACTGGCAGAGATGTCACCTTTACGCTTGACTCCGATTCCTTCGATGCTCAAGCTACTTCAGCGACACTCTCTACAGAGACAGTTATCGAGACATATCAGACTCTCGATGGCAGAGCTTATAAGACCGTAGATCACGGTTCAACCTTCACAATCGAATTGCTTCAGGACTGGGGCGCTTCAGGATCACTATTCGAGGCGATGTGGACAGCGGCAGAAACCGCACCTAATACGACTCTAGCTGTATCCTTTACCGCCGCTTCCGGAGCAGTATTTAGCTTTAACGTACTACCTATCTTTCCTAGTGCTGGTGGAGCCGCTCCGGGAGCGCTTACCGACACTTGGACTCTTACAGTAGTCGGAACACCTTCAGAAACCTTCAGCGCATAATAGATCGGAGCATCGGGAGTGAAATTACCAATAACAATCGAATATAACGATGGTAGCGAAGCGGTATATATCGCACAGCCGCCAGAGTGGGCTAAGTGGGAAAAGGAAACCGGAAAGACAGTAACACAGGCCGCAGGTTCTATCGGAATCTACGATCTTATGTTCTTGGCTTATAACGCTTACAAAAGAGAAGCGGCCGGTAAACCTACTAAAGCTTTTAATATCTGGATGGATACCGTCTCAGATGTGAAAGCTGGTGAGGATGACCCAAAATCCACCAGCGCGGAAGCGTCCGCCGAGTAATACTCGAGCTAGCGATCGCGACAGGAATCCCGGTGCAGTATTGGGATGATGCCGACGATATCGTAACCGCGATAGAGATATTGAAAGAGAGGAATAATGGCTAACTTCGACGATAGCCAACGCATCTTTCAATATGACAAAAAAGAGCTAAACAAAATAGCTCTAGTTATTCGCAGAATGGGCGAGGAAGCTAAAGATCAAGCTCGAGAAGTAACCGGCGAGCTGGTCGATTTTGCCGTAGGTCAAATTAAAGAAGCGGCCAGAGCATACCCTCGCCCAAAACAATCTACGCGAATAGCTGATGGAATTAAGATCAGTAAGTCCAGCGTAATTGGTGAGTTCGGACTTGGATTCGCTTCTCAGAAATTCTCTGGTGGAGCTACTACTCAATTAAGAGAAGGTAGAACTCCTACTAACGGAATCTTAGCTGGTATCGAATTCGGATCTGACAAGATCAAACACTTCTTAAATCGTACGCCTATGTTCGGTGGCGGTCCCGGATCTACTGGATACTTTATCTGGCCTACGATGCGAAAGATCCAACCAGATATCGTAAAGAAATGGGAAGAAGGATTTTCCAAAGTCGCGGCGGAATGGGATAAGTAATGGCTAGTGGTAATAGAACGCTCAAGCTGTCGATCCTTGCTGATATCGATAATCTTAAAAAGAATTTAACTCAAGGCTCAAAAGAAGCTGAAAGCTTCGGCGATAAGTTAGGCGCTGTAGCTAAGAAGGCCGCTCTAGCTTTTGCCGCTATTGGATCGGCCGCTATTGCCGCTTCAGTCCAATTCGCTAAGGCCGCCGCAGAAGATCAACAAGCGGCTAACCGATTAGCGCAGACTTTAGACGCTGTAACTAAAGCAACAGACGCACAGATTAAATCTGTAGATAAATGGATTACTACTACCAGCGTAGCTACTGGTATTACGGACGATCAATTACGACCAGCTTTTGAGCGACTAGCTAGATCTACTAAGGACGTAGAAGAATCTCAGAAGTTACTAAATCTAGCTTTAGATCTAAGCGCCGCAACTGGTAAACCTTTAGAAGCTGTAACTAATTCTTTAGCAAAAGCTTACGACGGTTCTTATACTTCATTACAGCGACTAGGTGTCGGAATCGATGCTAACTTAATTAAATCTAAAGACTTCGACGCAATTTATAAACAATTAAACGGTACTTTTGGAGAGTTCAGCGAAAAGAGATCAGAAGAAGCGATCGTTAAATTCCAGAGACTCCAGGTCGCAGTCCAAGAAGCTAAAGAACAAGTAGGCGCGGCATTATTACCAATATTCGAGAAATTAGGAGACTGGTTACTAAAGGTCGGAGTACCTCGCTTAAATGCTTTCGTAGCTGGATTAACTGGCGATAAATCTCTTAGCTCGAGCTTAAACGCGGCAGAAAAGAACGCCGAAGAATTCGGATCTAAGCTTCGAGGACTAATCGATACGATTATAAATTGGAAAGATCAGATCGTAATTATCGGTGGAATTATTGCCGGATTATTCGTAGCTTCTAAGATAGCCGCTGGTATCCAAGGAACTATCGTCCTAGTTAAGACATTAACAGCCGCTTATAAAGCTCTAAAGGTTCAAGCCGCGCTAGCCGCTATCGCAACTTACGCCGCCGCTAATCCTCTAAGAGCTCTAGCCGCCGGAGCCGCTATTACTGGAATGTTAATCGCGGCATCATCAAAGATCGGTAGTTTAGGTGAAGGATCAGATATCCCAGAAGTAACTGAAGGACTTCAATATGACGAACGCGGTTACTTAATTTCTAGCGGTATTAAATCTTCTACTAGTTCAGTAGATAGCGATAGTGGATTCTCTATTGATAGATCTGGTATCGGAGATTCAAGTTCTGTTAATACTTCAAGCACTACTTCAAGTGGTAAAACGAAGCTTACTGGCATACCTTTAATCGATGCGTTACAGAAATTAGATAGAGATCTTGCGCGTACTAATAAACAGTTAGAATCCGGAAAGATAAGTCCTTACGAAGCTGAACAGCGCTTAAACGAATTTCTAAATCGTCGAGCTGATTTACTAGGAGAAGCTGTAAACGTCGGAGCTATAGGCGCACCTATGGATTCTATTTCCGGTGGAGTTCGTCGAGGCGAATACGGATCTAACTACGGCGGAATTACTATTAACGTAAACTCCCCTAGCGTCATCGATGAGACAGGATTTACCAGAGCTGTAGTCGATGCTCTAAACAGCGTAGAACGTAGACAGGCTGGCGGACTTAGCGCGTTAGTAGGATTATGACCCTCTGGAATCCGGAATATCGAGTAAAGGTAAACGGAACTACAGTTACTTCCGTAACCCTAGCTGGACTTACTATTACCAGCGGTCGTACCGATATTTACGCACAGCCTCAAGCTGGCTACTGTCAGCTCTCATTACTTGAGACTAACGAATCGGCGGTAAACTTCGAGATTAATTTACCTTTAACTGTTGAAGTAAAAGACTCTAGTGGAGACTGGGTATTTCTATTCGGCGGATTTATCAGCGATCTATCTATCGACGTAGATAACTCAGGAGATACCGCTCTTAGTCAGAGAATCAACATAACAGCTGTAGGAGCTTTAGCCAGATTAGCTAGAGCTACCTTCTCCGGCAATATCTCAAGCGATACGGATGGAGATCAGATATACGCTGTATTAAGTGGCGTTCTATTCGATACTTGGGACGAAGTCCCAGCGGCCGTTACTTGGAATGACTATGACGCGACTACCACTTGGGCCAACGCTGAAAATAGCGGACTAGGTGATATCGATCGTCCGGGAGATTATGAGCTTGATTCTCAAAATAACGTCCTTAGTGACGTTTATTCATTAGTCAGCTCTCTAGCTACTTCTGGCCTAGGTTATGTTTATGAAGATGCTCAAGGTCGTATCGGATACGCCGACAGTACTCATAGAGCCGAATATCTAGGAGCTTACGGATATATCGATCTCGACGGTAATCACGCAACCGGCCCCGGACTTAGCATCTCTAAGCGAGCCGGTGACGTTCGTAACGCTATAACTATTTCTTATACCAGCTCGGGTAATAGCTCGGTAACTGACTCTGATCCAGCCTCGATATCTGAATACGGCCAGCTAGCCGCTTCGGTTAGAACTTATCTAAAAAATCAAGGAGACGCTCAGTCTCAAGCTGAGTTCTATCTTGGTATCCGCGCTTACCCTCGATACTTGATGAAATCGATAACCTTCGAGCTACAGAGTCCAGAGATCGACGATGCGGATCGAGACGCTCTATTGAATGTATTTATGGGCTTACCGCTCAATATCCAGAACTTGCCATCGAATATGGTTAATGGGGAATTTCAAGGATTCGTAGAAGGATGGACTTGGACAGCTGGATATAACCGCTTACGTCTAACTATGACTCTATCCCCGATCGCATATTCGCTCCAAGCGTTTAGATGGAATAACGTCCCAGCGCCGGAGACTTGGAATACAATTACGCCGAGCTTGACTTGGCTCGACGCTACAATAGTCAGCTAAAGGAGATCTAAATTAATGGCTAATACTACGAATTTTAACTGGGAGACTCCAGACGATACAGATCTGGTAAAAGATGGAGCGGCGGCTATCCGAACACTTGGTAGCGCTATCGATACGTCATTAGTAGATCTAAAAGGTGGAACAACCGGACAGGTATTGACAAAAGCATCAAACACAGATCTTGATTATTCTTGGACTTCAGTAGATCCATTAACAATTCTTGATGCGAAAGGCGATCTAATTTCGGCTACGGCGGCAGATACGCCGGCTAGATTGGCGGTTGGAACGAATGGACAATACTTAACCGCTAACTCCAGCACTTCCACCGGTTTAGAATGGATTACACCGCCAAGTTCTGGTGGTATGACCTTGATTCAAGAAACAGTCGCAAACGCTAATTCTTCAATTTCATTTTCTTCAATTTCCGGATCATACAAACAACTTCTTTTGTCTTGGGATGGCATAACCCACAGCGCAACTGGTTCAGTATTTAGTTTAAGATTTAATAATGATTCAGGCGCGAATTATGATGCTATTTATTTTCGCTCATTAAATTCAGATGTAAATGCGCAGTCCAATGGCGCGGTGACTTACGCTGGCGAAAATACTTTTGCTTGGAACGCAAACGGAACGAGCAAATATATGTATGGAAGAGGCTCAATGCTAATTGATAATTATGCCTCGACTTCCAAACTCAAAATGTATTGCGGAAATTGGAACTTTTACAATAATCTTGCGGCAGAAAGAAATTTCTACATAACGAACGGAAGTTGGAACAGCACTTCTGCAATTACTTCTTTAGATATTGTAAGAACTTCCGGAACAGCAACAATTAGCAACGCCACAAACACTTCGATTAGATTGTATGGTATCTCATAATGACTAAACTAATAATAAATTGCGAAACCGGCGAAACAATTGAGCGCGAATTAAATGGAGAAGAATTAGCGCAACAAGCAAAAGACGAAGCCGAAACTAAAAAGGCGGAAGCCGAAGCAAAAGCAAAAGCCGAAGCAAGAGCCGCAATTCTCGAACGCTTAGGCATTACCGAAGAAGACGCAAAACTCCTTCTAGGCTGATGGCTAAACTCTGTAGAGCCGGCGTTCAATTGCGCGAGCAGGTGGACGATATGTATATGGACCGCTCGAGGAAAAGTGATGGCTGGATCGCGGATCAGCGTCATACCGCCAGAGGTAAGTCGGACCATATCCCCGATAAATCTGGAATAGTTAGAGCGATAGATATAGATAAAGATTTATCTAGTCATCCGGAAGAAGCTCACTCTTTAGCTGAAAAGATTCGTAAAGCGGCTAAACGAGGAGACGATCGAATAGCTTATGTAATTTACGACGGTCGTATAGCTTCACCTATTCTCCGATGGCGCTTCCGGAAGTACAGAGGCTATAACCCTCATAAGTCACATATCCATATTAGCTTTACAAAATTCGGGGACAACGACGGAAGCTGGTTCGATCTAGAAGGGGAAAGAGTATGAAAGATCTAGTAGCTAAGTTAAAGACTCCAGAATTCAAGGAAGCTTTTAAGGACTACTGTTTAGCTGTAGCCGCGTCTGGCGTAACTATGGGAATCGCTTTCCTCTTAGATTTTGCTCCAGAATACGCGGTATTAATTGGCGCTCTCACAGCTCCAGCCGCTCGCTGGGCCGATAAGAATTCTCCTCAGTATGGACGCAAATAGTATTGCGGCGTTCGTAGCGTCTGTCCTCGGATCTATTGGCCTACTAATAGCCGGACTACGCTATATCATAAAATTAGAAAACCTTCCGCTACTTTCAAGACTTGATAAGTTAGAATCTACCCTCGAGATCGCTCTAGCTGAAAGGGTAAGAAGTGGCAACAAGAAAACGCGCCGCTAAGAAAACGGTTAAGCGTCGTAAGCGCACCGTTAAAGAACTTCCTACCAAGCTAGATTTCTGGGCAATTGCCGCACAAGAAGTTTATAAATCCTGTCGTAGAGCTGGTATGACCGAGGAGCTAGCTCTAGCTTTTGCGATGGATCGCGATAGCTGGCCCGACTGGGTAGTGGACCCTTCAGATCCTATTAAACTCACGACTCCTATATCGAGCTAAAATGCCGTAGGACTCATTACCCTACTTTAATGATAGAAAAGAAGAAGTGGGATTACTTGGCCGAAATTAGGGCTAGAACAGGCGCTAGAACGCTCTATATTAACTCTACGCCTAAAGGTGTATATGAGTTTGACTTAGGGGCTCTAAAGGCCCCAGAATGGCTTTTACAGCGTTTACCATCAAAGACAGATTTTGCCGGATCCGTTCATATCGAAAAGTACGTCGGCTACTTGGATCTCAAGGATTCTAAATGCCTACTCATATAGCCGACTTCCCAGATATCCATAGGGATATAGACGATCAAATAGATTTATTCGAGACACTCCCAGCCTAAAGCTTGCGCTAAATCGATTTAGAGGCGTACGCTCGGTTTGTAAATCTATTTAGGTTTACAGATCGGGAGACTAAATGCTAATAAATGAATCAGCTAAATCTATTTATGATTACGCTGAAGAATATATCGGTAAAGGATGGGCTGTTCTTCCTTGCTTACCGAGATCCAAAGAGCCTCACTTCGGCCTAATCAAAAGAGCTCATCTTGACGCTACTACTGATTTAGAGCTGGTTAAGTTCTGGCTAAAACTAGATCCGAATATGAATCTAGGCATTAACGCCATTAAATCTAATTTAGTGGTTATCGATATCGATTGTAGAAATGGTGGGTTAGTAGATCCAGAATGGGATCTGACGTATACCGTTCAGACAGTTGACGGCTGGCATCTGTACTACAGCTACTCAGATGAAGATCGAGTTAGAAGCTTTACTAGAGGAATCGACGTAAAGCACAAAGGCTACGTCGTAGCGGCTCCTTCGGTCCATCCGTCCGGATCTCGCTATCAAGTAATCGAGGACGTATCAGTATCACCATTACCGGAATCACTTAGGGAGAAGATATGCCAAATCCAATACTTTTAATTAAGTATGACTCAACCGCTGGAGCTTGGACCGATGGAACTAACTTCGTAAAAGGCTCAATTATTCGTCGTTATGCGATCGAAAAAATGGGTAGACAACAAGCTAGAGGCCGATTGGCTAAGGACGAAATATCTTCGTTCTTCTTAGATAAATATGGAGTGTGTGCTGATGTTGAGTAATTTAGTTATATGGACGTTAGTCGGATTTATTATCTATCTGAACTATCGATGGGAAAAGAAGGAAGTAAAAGCGTTCCAGATTGGCTATCAGAGAGGACTTGAGGATGGACGAAGAACTACAAGAACGGTCCGCTAGTGAATGGCTTGAGGAAGCTCGAGACACCTTATACGAGCGAGGCATCGCTTACGGTGATCCACGGTACAACCTACTACGGATTTACCGAATCGCGAGACTTCTCGGTGTTCAGTTGCGAGAGCCATCTGACTTGGCATTGGTATTTATTGCGACAAAACTCTCGAGGATTGTTGAAAGTCCGGGCCGGTCGGATTCGTATATCGATCTCATTGGATACGGATCCATACTCGCACAATTTAGATATACCGATTGGAGCGACCTTGACTTTACTGAGGAATACTAATCCGCGGCAATTTTGCGATATCTGTAAGCAACGATGGGGATCGCATAAAGGAGAATGGCATCCAAAAGCGCAGACTCCTGCGTACTGGAAAGCTGTATCTCAAAATCCGAAGCGATCTAATCAAGTGCGCTTCTACTGTCTTAACTGTTCAGCTGATATTCAGAACTGGCCAGATGGGACCTTTTATTCATTAAAAGAACAGCTCTTAGATGGCCTAAGAGAATCTACTAAGGGAGATCAATTAGATGTCGAATTACCTAGATAACTACGTAGGTGTATGGTCCAGATGGAAAGAGTTCGTAGCTTTATATCCAGACTATCGCCATAAGTCCCATGTACTAGCTGAATCATTAAATAGAGATTCAGAAGTCTATATAGTTAAAACAGAGCTCTATAGAACTTGGAATGATGCTGAACCGTTCGCTACTGGATTATCCAGTGAGGTAAAGAGTAAACAGTACGCGATCGAACTAGCAGAGACGGGATCTCTTGGCCGAGCGCTTCAGATGGCCGGATTCCCAGCTAAGACCAATAATGAACCTTGGCAGTCCCATAAGAAGCCTATTGAGACGATTAGTAAAGAGTTCGCCGAGTTCGTTAAAGAACAGCGACCTAACGATCCAGAGCCAATAGTCCATAACGTAGAACACCTAGTTAAAGAGCTAGGAGCTGAGATTATCGAGGAGATTCCTCTCTGTAATCACGGCCCTATGGTCCTTAAACAAGGTAGTAAAGAAGGTAAGGATTACCGAGGCTGGGTATGTGGATCTCGTAGCCGAGAGGATCAATGTCCGGCTAAATGGATGAAGATCGATGAGTCCGGTAAATGGGTATTTAAGAAGTGAATCTAGACGTTCATCCGTTTAAGTGTGGATCCTGTATATCAGTTACCCCTCAGAGGCTCTTAAAAGAATACGAGTGTTCGGACATACCAGAAGCTCCGGGTACCGTATGGCTAACCGAGTGTCAGAGATGCTTCGAGCAGAGAATCGTATATCCGACCGAGAGAGTGATCTCTAAAGAGGACGATATCGAGAGATGCTTGGAGTGTGGTAACTGGAAGATGAAATCGTCTAAATGTCGAATATGCCTATTAGCCGATGGAGTGGAAAAGTTAAAGGTAAAATTCTTTACTGGACATTCCGATCAGTTTAAGGAGCTCGATATTGCCGATCTATGAATTCAAGTGTCCAGAGTGCCAGATAACGGTAGAGCAGGACTTTACGTTCTACTCGAATCATTCGATCTGGTGCTCGGACTGTCAAGTACCTATGGAGAAGCAATTCTCTAGTGTGGGAGTTATCTTTAAGGGTGATGGATGGGCGAGCAAAGAGAAGTAAATCGCCGACCTCATTCTCTTAAATATATCCACCAGTTAATCGACTGGGGATTTAGTAAAGAGTTCATCGCTAGGGACTGTGGGATCAGCCTGGAGTCCTTAGAGATGAGACTCTATCGGGAGAGGAAAAGGAATGGGAATCAAGGAGATAAGTCTGAAGCTAGCGGCGATTAGCCTAATAGCGGATGAAGCTAAAAAGACAAAAGATCGGCTAAGAGAAGAATTACAAGCTGAAATGGATAGCTTGGGAGCCGATAGGGTAAAAGCTGAATTAGACGGTGAGACGGTAGCTTATGTAACTACCACTAAACCCCAGTTTAAGTGGGAAGTAATAAACGAGCGTCAGTTCGTTAATTGGGTAATGAACAATATGGGTACAGAGATAGTTACCTCGGTTAGAGAATCTAGTAGAGAAGCTATTTTAGATAAATTTAATTTAGTAGATTCGACAGTAATCGATCCGAATGGCGAGGTAGTGGACTGGCTAGTGCCTAATATTAAAGATCCATACTTAGTAACCAAGTTCGCTGGTGATGGAAGGGAAAAGTTAAGAGATGCGCTAGTAAGTAAATCCATTGAACCAGTAAAGCTCTTAGAGTTAGAGTAAATACTAATAAAAGCTGTCTCAATATATGAGATGATAGGAGAACTGATGCGTAAGCGATTTGACAAGGTGACTACACTCGAGCCAGAGCGCGGGCGCGGAGCTGGCCCTCTAGCGACGGTTAGGGGGGCCTATTGCTTCCGCTTGATAGCTACAGCGATAACAGCTCTTATATTTCTATTTATAAATGCTATTCCCTCTAATGCTATTTACTTAAAGCGATACCAACAAGATTGGGCCTTGGTTGCGATGAATCACTTAGGCGGAAACCTTGAGCAAACTCAATGCTGGGTAGAGCTCATCTGGCGCGAGAGTCGCTTCGATCCTAAAGCTAAGAACGGTAGCCACTATGGATTAGCACAGATGCGTAGTGAGTGGTATCGAGATCTTAAACCAAGAGCTCAAGTTAAAGCTCATATTAATTATATTAAACACAGATACAACGGATCAGCTTGTAAAGCTTTAGATCATAACAAGACTAGAGGCTGGCATTAATGGGACTAAGTGGTAAGTATTGCTTCTGTGGAAATTCTATTTCTAGTGCTGGTTGGCAGAATGGATGTGAGAAATGTGGATTCGTCCCAGAATGGATGGGTCAATTAGATGTAGATCATATAGACGGCGATAAGAGTAATAATAATGAAGATAACCTTATGACCTTATGTGCTAATTGCCATAGGTTAAAGACTCATATCGAGAAGGATTACAGTCGTTACTTAACAAAGAATAACAATGACTAGAGAATACGATAAGACGCATTACAAGAAGCTACGAGCTAAGATCCTAGCGATGGATAACACTTGCTATTACTGTGGACAAGAAGCTACCACGATCGATCATATAATCCCAATTAGTAAAGGGGGCATCAGCTCCGAAGATAATTGTGTACCAGCTTGCCACCGATGTAACAGCGGTAAGCGCGATCGCATAGCCCCCGGGGCTTTTTTGTTAAAGCCTAATTTAC